CTACGTCTCTTGTGCCCGCTCGCTGTGGGAATGGATGCGGACGGGAAAGCTAAAGGGCCCGGACGGCAAGCCGCTGAGAGAGCATTTAAAGGAGCAAGGCATAGAACGCTTGGGCGCCTGCGATCCCGAGGAGAAGCCGCTGCCGCGTTCATTCGAGAAGCATGTGAAGGCAGTGGAGGACGACTTCTGGAACCGCAGATTCAAAGTCTACGGGCAGTGGCGCAAGCAATGGTATCAGGATTATCTGGAGAAGGGTTCCTTTGATTTGCTGACGGGCTTCCGCGTAGCCGGCGCCTTCGCCCGCAACGCAGTCACCAACTATCCCATCCAGGGCTCCGCGTTCCACTGCCTGCTTTGGTCGCTTATCCAAATCAACCGGACGCTTGCCAAGCGGAAGATGCAGAGCAAGGTGGTGGGACAGATTCACGACAGCTTGCTAGGTGATGTTAAGGTAGGCGAGCTGGGCGATTACCTTTCCATTGTGGAGGATGTGACGATGAAACAGCTTCCCCGGCATTGGCATTGGCTCAACGTCCCGCCGGAAATCGAATATGAAATATGCCCGCCCGGCGGGAACTGGTTCCAGAAGAAAGAATTCAAGTTTAAACAAGGGCGGTTTACCCACCCTCAACAAGCAGACAAGTCCACCACGGACTCCGAACGGTTCGTGCGGGCTTTAGGAAAGGCAACTCATGACTGAACTTTATAAACGATTCCGACCCCGCTCCCTCAAAGTAGTGGAGGGGCAGGAGGGAGCCGTCGCCTCCATCTCCAAAATGATGGAGAGAAACGCTGTTCCCCATGCCGTGCTCCTCACCGGGCCCAGCGGCTGCGGCAAAACGACGATCGCCCGCATCCTTAAGCAACACCTGGAATGCGGGGATAACGATTTCGTCGAACTCAATTGCGCTGACTTCAAAGGGATCGACATGGTGCGGGACCTGCGGCGCAGCATGAACCTAGCACCTATTACGGGCAAGACGCGGCTCTGGATTATTGACGAGGCGCACAAACTCACCAATGACGCCCAGAACGCTTTCCTAAAAATCTTGGAGGATACTCCCGCCCACGCCTACTTCGTGCTCTGCACCACGGACCCGCAGAAGCTCATTAAGACAATTCACACCCGCTGTTCGGAGGTAAAGCTCTCCGGACTAGGTGCTCCGGCGCTCCGCAAGGTGCTTCAGCGGGTTATTACCAAAGCCGAACTCACGGTGGAGGAGTCGGTGGTGGACGAAATTATCGAAGCCGCAGACTCCTCCGCCCGCAAGGCGCTGGTCATCCTCGACCAAATTGCTAGCTTGGAGGATTCGGAAAAGCAGCTCGCTGCCATCCGCACGACTACGATCAACAAGGACGTGGCGATAGACCTGGCCCGCTTGCTCGTGACCAACTGGCAGGCCGCCTGGGTGGATTGTGCCAAGCTCTTGCGGAGCCTCAAGGACGAGGACGCGGAAGGCGTCCGCTATTGTGTGCTGGGGTATGCGCGAGCGTGCATGGTCGGAGGCGAAGGCAAACCGCCCAACCCCAAGCTAGGCGCCCGGGCATATATGGTAATCGACATCTTCAGCCGCAACTTTTATGACAGCAAGCAAGCGGGACTGGCCGCGGCCTGCTGGGAGGTGATTCACGCTAAATGAAAGACCCCGTTCCATTTAATGTCCGCCGTTCCGTGCTCCAAGACTGGGTGCACGGGCTCACGTTCATGCAACAGAGCGTTCTCATTGCTGCGGTGCGCGGGCCCGACGGGCTCCGCAAGGACCATTGCTCCAAAGTGCTTTGCCGGTGGCTGCGGCGGAGTTTCTTGTTCAGTGCCTTCCAACGCCGGCCCTACGATAACCCGCATGAGCCAGGAGGCGGCAGTTTCACCGGGCCCAGTTGCCCGGGCGCCACGAACGATTGGGAACCAGAGATGGATATGGCAGTGGAGGAATACTTGCGGCACGTGGACGAAATGCCGCATCATTTCCAATTGCATTTTATGCACGCGGCCGAGATACTGGGATACAAACACGAGGACCCGCGCATACAAACTTGGTGGCACCGAACCTACTTGAAGCTCGTGAATGACGCCCACCTCTTCCCCGAGAGCGAAGCGCAGATGGACCGGCGGCTGGGCGACTTTGAAGCCCACTGGCGGGAGCGGGAAGAAGTAATCGCTAAGGGCCCATAGGAGATAATAAAGCATGGACAAAAGCAAAGCAGAATCCGTTGTAGCAATCGACGACAAGAACCTAGACCGGGAGTGTATTCTCCTGCCTACGCAATACATTCGGGCCGCCTTTCAATCCGCCGAAGCCAAGCGCGATGCGGTGGAAGCTAAGAACCAACTGGCCGTGATCGAAGCAGACTTGGCCAAGGTCATCCGCGGCGACCCAGTAGGCTTTGGGATTGAAAAAGTCACCGAGGCTGCGGTCAACGCTGCGGTCATAACCTCGAAACATTATCGCAAGGCCAAGCAAGCCCAGCAGGATGCGGACTACAATTCCGACATCGCCCAGGCACTCGTGTGGGCCATGGAGCACAAGAAGCGAGCGTTGACAATGCTCGTCGAACTCCACGGCATGGGATACTTCTCCGCTCCCAAGATCAGCGAGGACGGCCGGCGAGCCGTGGAACAGCAGATGCAACGCCGGGCCCGACGGCCCATCGACGACTAATGACTCTGGGAGAGTTCATCCTAGCAGGCTTGTTCGGGGTCTTCGTGCTCCCGGTCTTGTCTTACATGATAGTGAAATTTGGGACTGCGGGGTATTTCCGCGCCAAGCAACGGGAAACCAATAAACAAAAACAAAAGGACCACCAATGAGTAGATCACAAAGAGAAGAACGAGGAGGGGGATATGCCTCCGCACGCGACCGCGCAGAGAAAGCGGGGAGCGGATCGCGGGCGGGCTATATCAAACTCCCCAGTGGAGTCAAGCTCTTCAAACCCAAAGCCGGCATCGTGCTGCTAGACATTATGCCGTTCCGGGCGGGCGTGAATAATCCCTTCGCGGATGAAGGAATGAAGTATTACGAGCGGACGTTCTTTGTCCACCGCAACATCGGACCCAACGAAGAGATGATGCTCTGTCCCCGCAAGACGAGCGGCGGGCGGTGTCCCATCTGCGAGCGCAAGGCCGTCCTGGCCCGCAAGGATGACGATGATTCCGAGGCGTTGGCCAAGGAACTGGAGCCCAGGCAACGCCAGCTCTTTAATCTCATCAACCGCAAGGAGCCGGATGCGGGGATTCAGATTTGGGATATTAGCTATCATCTTTTCGGGGAGGAGCTAGACAAGTCCATCCGCGCTTCTGACGAGGACGACCGTTGGGATGCCTTCTTCCACTTGAAAGATGGCTTCACCCTCAAAGTCTCCATGGAGGACGATTCCTTCAGCGGCCACGCTTTCGTGCGGGCCGGCCGGATTGACTTCAAGAAGCGGGAGCCTTACGAAAGCGATATGCTAGAGCAGTCCCACTGCCTCGACGAGTTGCTGATTGAACTGCCCTACGACAAGCTGAAGAAGCTCTACCTGGGCGTCGACGACGATGAGAGCGAGGAAGAACCGCGCCACCGCCGGGAGCAAGAAGACGACGAAGCTCCGCGCAGCAAGAAGCGTCATGCGGAGGAAGAGGACGACCGGGGTCGGGAGCAAGAGGAGGACGAGGCACCCAAGCGCAAGCGGCCGGTAGACGAGGACGAGGACAAGCCCAAGAAGAAGCCAGCTGCAGAGGACGACGATTGGGATGACTTCGATGAGGACAAGCCCAAGAAGAAGCCAGCTGCAGAGGAGGAAGAGGAGCCGCGCGGCAAGAAACGCCACACTGAGGACGAGGAGGAACCCAAGCACAAGCGACCCGCCGCTGAAGAGGAGGAGGAGACTCCCCGCCGTAAACGTCCCGTAGACGAGGACGAAGACAAGCCCAAGAAGAAATCCGACGACGACGAATGGGATAAGTTCGATGAGGACAAGCCCAAAAAGAAACCCGCCGCCGAAGAGGACGAGCCCACACCCAAGCGCAAGCGTCCGGCTGCGGAAGAAGAGGACGAGCCCGCACCCAAGCGGCGCCGCTAGGATATCTATATGGATACTAAAGCCGTGATCAAAACATTGACAGCCAAGCGGCCGAAGATCCAGCTAGACCGGGAGAGTGCTCTCAGCAGTGGGAGCACTCTCCTCAATTTAGCTTGCACCGACCACCCCGACTTCGCCTTCATGAAAGGAGGCTACTACTATCTAGTCGGGGATAGCATGTCGGGCAAGACGTGGACCAGCTTGACTTGCTTCGCGGAAGCGTGCCTGAACCCGGCGTTCAAAGATTACCTCCTTATCTTTGATGATGTCGAAGGCGGAGCCCAGATGGATGTCGAATACTATTTCGGCAAGGAGGTAGCCCGCCGGATGAAACCGGAACAGTCCACCACGATCGAGAGCTTTTACGCCACGCTGGATAAGCTGGCGCGGGCAGGCAAGCCCTTTGTCTACGTGCTCGACTCCCAGGATGCACTGACCTCCAAAGCCGCGGCCAAGAAGGTGAGCAAGCAACGGCAAGCGGACGAGAAGGGCGAGGAGGCGGCCGGGTCCTACGGGGATGGCAAGGCCAAGTATCACAGTGAAAATATTCGCCAGGTCCTTGCGGACTTGCGGGCTCTCAAAAGCATCCTCATCATCATCGGGCAGACACGCGACAACCTGGGCTTCGGGTTCGAAAAGAAAACCCGCAGCGGTGGCAAGGCATTGCGCTTCTATGCCCAGCTGGAGATTTGGACTTCCGTATTTAAGAAGATTCAAAAGACCGTCCGCGGCCGGCCGCGCACTATAGGCGCCCGGTGCCTAGCAGAGGTGAAGAAGAACCGCGTCACTGGCAAGATAGGCAAGGACCGGCAAGTGGAGATTCCTATCTACTATGGAATGGGCATCGATGACGTGGGTAGCATTGTCGACTATCTAGTAGGGGAGGAGCACTGGTCCGCGAAGGAGGTTACCAAGGGGAACAAGACGACCAAACTGCTTCACGCGCCGGAACTGGAATTTAAAGGGAGCCGGGGCCAGCTCATTGCCCACATTGAGCAGGAGAAGCTCGAGTCTAAAATCCGCAAGCTCGCCGGAGAGGTGTGGGCCCAAATAGAATCAGAATGCGAGCCGCGAAGGAAGAGACGTTATGAGTAGATACAAACAAACCCGCCACGTCCACGAGTGGAGTGTCGCCCAACAAGCTGAGCTGGTCCTGCTCTTTACCGAAGAAAAGGGATACCAAAGTATCTTCGCCCGCTGCGGCAAAGAAACTAAAAAGTCTATCAATTCTAAAATCTGGAGAATCTTCACGAATTACAATCATCAAGGGTCGCGGTTAGCACAGGCGATCACCGACCAAGAAATCTACTGGCCCCCGCTGGTAGGACTGC